TTAAGGATTACGAACAGACATCGGATATGATTGATAGCTATAATAGAAATGTGAACCGCAGTAATTCGTTGGATGAAATGTATAATGAAATACAAACTCCACTTCTATTAGCTGTATTATATTTCTTATTTCAGTTGCCATTTTTCAGGCGATTCTTATTTAATTATTTCCCGATTTTATTTTCAAATGACGGCAATTTCAATATAAATGGTTTCATGTTTTCCAGTGTGTTATTTGGGTTGCTATTTTATTTGCTGAATAAAGTCACAAACCATTTTGGTACTTTTTAAGCGAAGCAAAGGCGACCGAATAAAACATAAACCAAAACATTTAAAGATTTCCATATAATTATACTAATTAAAATTAATTATATGGAAGACATGAGACAAAACTATTTATATGCAATGAAAATGAAGGTTATTAGTTTTTTTAAAACAGATAACGTGATTATAGACTCAATTTTATCTGTAATCGCTATGAGTGTAATCGGATACATTATGAATTATATTTATGACAATCGTCTTGATAGATTGTTAACCAATATATCATTCAATAAAATAAAGAGTATTTTTTATAAAAGAAATGTGGTCATTTTAGAAGGCAAAAAGAGCTCTACTACATCGGCATATTCACATACGTTAACTACAACATCTTCATATAGCGCTCGCTTTAAAGCAATATGGAATTATATTATAAATAATATTGAAAAAAATAAGACGATTTATCAAATAAAAGAAACATCAAGTAATTATGATTCCACAGCCAAGTATAGAGAAGATAAAAAACACGAAGATATTTTTATAGTTTTCCAAAATAAACATTTTTTAATAGATGAAGACATTTTCGTTCATTCTGAGATTGAAAAAGATGAGGGAAATCAAAAAGAGGAGAAAATTATTACAAAAACCGATACAATCACTTTAAAAATTTATTCTTATAAACGTTCGCTTGATTATTTAAAGAAATACATTGACAATATTACAAATGAACATCTTTTATCTATTAAAGATAAACGTTGTAACAAAAAATTTATATATGTTTTAGATAATGTTAAAAAAGACGATGATGATTCTAAATATGCGAGTTGGAGCGAATATGTATTTGAAAGTAACCGGACGTTTAAAAACATATTTTTCGACGGCAAACAAGATATAATTGATAAAATAGATTATTTTACGAGTAAAAAGGAATGGTATTGTGAAAAGGGAATTCCTTATTCAATTGGCATTGGGTTACATGGTCCTCCTGGTACGGGTAAAACGTCATTAATTAAAGCAATTGCAAACCATACTGGAAGACATATTATTGTTATACCATTGAAGTTAATTAAGACAAAACAACAATTAGAATATTACTTTTTTGAGGACACTTATAATTATGATAATGAAAAACGAGATATAACATTTGACAAGAAAATTATTGTATTCGAGGACATTGATTGTATTGGAGATATTATTTTAGAAAGAAAAAATGAGCGAAACAAGAGTAAAAATTTAAATGGTATTAGTGGTGGTAATAGTAGTAGCAACAATTTAAATGGGTTAATTAAAACCGAAAATGATACTGTAAAGGTGAGTGATGTTTTGCAAACAATTTGCGATATTAATGGGAGCACAAATAGCGGTGTGAATAGCGGTGAACAGCCGATAACGCTTGACGATATTTTAAATTTATGGGATGGTATTCGAGAAACACCAGGAAGAATGTTGATTATTACATCAAACCATTATGAAAAGCTGGATTCGGCGCTAACAAGACCAGGTAGAATCGACATAACCCATAAATTGGATAATGCCAGCCGCAATACTATAGCGGAGATTTACCATCATTTATTCGAAAAACACATAGATCGTGATATTTTACAAAATATAAATGAGTTTTTTTATTCACCAGCTGAGATAATTAATATTTATGTGACACACAAAGAAGAATCTAAATTTATCGAAAGACTTTTACAGAATAAAAAATTAAATAATATAAAAAATACGTTATAAAGCAATAATATAAATCCCCTATTTTATTACATATAAACTTATAAATGATAAATGAATATGTAATAAAATTAATTGAAAATCTACCAGATGATTTGAAGAATTCAAAAACACCTTTAAGGATTGATTTGGTTTTGGACGGTGGTATTTTTAATGGTAGTTATTTGGTGGGAGCATTGTACTTCTTGAAAGAAATGGAAAAACGCAAATATATTATAATTGAAAGAATATCTGGCTCAAGTATCGGATCTTTAGTGGGATTTTTATATTTTATTGACGCTTTAGACACAATGCCGAATCTTTATGATATTACTAAAAAAGAATTTAAAGAAAACTATAAATTACCTACTTTAAAAAACCTTAGAAAACATTTAGAAGGTAGAATACCTGATGATATTTGTGAAAAAGTAAATGGTAAATTATATATATCTTATAATAATGTTAGAAAATGTAAGAAAACTCTAAAAACGCAATATAAAAACAGTGATGAAATATTAGATACAATTATAAGATCCTGTTTTTTCCCCTATTTAATTGATGGTAATTGTTTATATGATAATAAGTACATTGATGGAATAAACCCTTATATTTTCAATCCGGTTCCAGATAAAAAAATATTATTTTTAGAACTTTATGGTTATGACAAAATTGGCTATTTATTAAATGTTAAAAACGAAAAATCAAATTATCATCGTATTCTCTCTGGGTTATTAGATATACATAATTTTTATATTAAACAAACCAATACTCATATGTGTAGTTATGTTAATGATTGGTCAATTAATTATAAGACATTCAATTATACAAAAACACTTTTAGAAAAATTTATAGTGCATTTTATATATCTTGTAATATATTTTAAAAACATAATACCATTTTGCTATGATTTTGAAAACACGATTATATATAAGATAATATCAAAAATAACACAGGATATTTTTATCATATTATTAGAAACGTATTGTTTGTAAAAAATTATATCTAATACAATCCTTTTTTGTTTTTTCTGGTCTTTTTTCCATAAAAATCAAAAAAAGGTTTTATTGCTTTCGCCTTTGCTTTAGTTTTTTTCTTTTTTTCTGGTTTTGTTTGTTTTTCTGGTTTTTCTGGTTTTTCTAAAGGATTTTTACTTTGATCTGGTTTATAATTTAAAAACCATTCATCAAGCGCCGCCTTATTTTTGCTTTGCTTCAATTCTCTATATTTTGCCGCCTTTTCAGCGCGCATTTCTTCTACTGATTCTTGATGTCCGTAACATATAATACTAAAGCGTTTTAACAATCCTTTTTGCTCTAATCGATTTTTTTGTTGTACTTCAAACAAGAATTTCGACATACACAAGATTCTCTCTGAAAACTCATTGTAATAGGGTCTATCAACATATAGAAACGCCAAATAAAAACTCAACATAGTATCTATAGTTGCTATTTTCACTTTTTGTCCTTTTATAAAAAGCACATTATAACTATGACACGCTATTGGTTTATAAATAAACGCGATCGTATCCTTTCCTACTTTGATTTCATAATGTTCTGGCACTATTTCGCCAGCCGGCTCGTGTTTCACTATTTTACAATTAGTTATACCAATGTCCTTTAACCGCTCCTTCACTATTTGTGCAGTTGTTTCGGGTTCGTGAGAAAGCACATCAAAATCAGCTATTTTCTGTAAACGTCTTTGTAAATTTCTTGGCATATATTGAGAATAGAGAGAAATAGCAAAACCTCCAAAAAACACGACACCTTGGTTAATAAATGTATTTTTAACATTTTCATAAATGGCGTCCTCATTTTTCTTATCTGTCATTTCTCTTTGAAATTCTACTTCGTCACAATTTATACTGGTTAAGGGATAATTTTTATTTAGAAGACTCAAACGTTTCAGAACCTTTTCCCACCTGCTTATATCTCCGGCGGGTCGCGACAATTCTAAATACATCGACATTCTCAAGAAATTTGGTGAAGCGTACAAAATACCCGCAACTCTTATTGAATCTTTTTTCAAAGCCATAAATATTTCCTTGGGAATTTGTGTTATATCGGCAACCGGTATAAAATTAACGTAAACTTTGTAAGTGCCGTGATGTTGTCCTGCTTTGGCCTCCACTTCGGTAAAACCCTTTTTATAATAAATATCGGCTAACTTCTTGGCCTTTTCTAAAGCGTCATAAGAGAAAAAATCATAATCGGGTATTTCTACGTCAGTATTATAAAATTTGTCTTCTTCGGGTAAAATATTATTAATCGCAGTTCCACCATAACATATTAAATCATCCGTTTTCAAAAAATCCTCCACAACATTGATTATTTTTTGTATATCTTCTGAATTTGCTATTCTTTTACCCATTTTTTCCTCTGCTTGATCTACAGCCATACGTAAAATTGCCATCTCACAATCACTAAAATTTAAATCTTTACATATTTTTTGCTTCATATATTAATATATTAATATATATAAATATAAAATTGATATAATATTTATTTTTTAATAAATAATATAATAATAAAATAAAATGGATAACAACTATGTTAATGAGTTTTTTCAGAAATTTGGAAAAGGAGTGTCGAGTAGAAGAATTGCTAATGATTGTAAAAATTTATACCAAAAATACCCAAATTTTGTATTGTCAAATAATTCCGGGAAGGTCGAATTGATTGTTACTGAAAGTGAAGAAAAATATGGCTTTGTTTTTAACTCATCGTATCCTTTTCACCCTCCGAAAATATACTATAATGGCCAATCCTACTTGGATTTGTTGAGAATAAGAAATAATGATGAAAGAAAGATACTTCGGAAATACAAGAATAAAGACTGTTTGTGTTGCGATTCTTATGATTGTTTTGACAATTGGTCGCCTTCTATAAATCTAACCAGTATTATTGATGAAATTAAATCTATTGTTAAATTTAAAAAAGCAATTGTGCATATTTTGTTAGCAGACAAAATAAAAAGTAAATATTTAATTGATGATATTGACATCAACTCATATTTAATTTAAAGATGGCTTTACATTTTGAAACTATAATAGTCGCTGCTAACATTGCGAGTGGCATAACTATAATTGGGGTTTTGAGGTGGAGGGTCGGGGATTGTTATCGCAGCATATAGGAGAGCTGCTGGTTTCAAAACAAACGCAGAGCCAACCCTATCAAAAAACATAGCATTTTCTTCAAGATTATTATCTACATATTGATAACGCATTGCGACCATTTGACAACCATACGCTCTACATAAAATACCACTTGGGTTTCCTGGATTGGTACCATTATCTGGGAATACAATTGTCATATTTTTCCTGTTGTAATTTGTTAGTTCATCTGTATCGTGATTATTTTTAACATCAGAATAATTATATGCTCTCATAAAAACCGAATTACTTGTTAAGTTAACATATTCCATAAAATCGCTGTTTTCTAAAAAGGTGTTATTATTGTTACTATTTTTTTCTACTATCAAAATTACTTTGTTTTGAAATTGTAATAATGGTGTTGTTCCTAAATTAGTTCCTTCATTTTCAAAACTATAATCTTTTCCGAGCATTATTGAATCATATGATTTAAAAATTGTGGCCATTTTTGAATATGTTTTGCTATGATTACTTTTAACACGTAAATGAATTATAATCGGGTCTGTCGGATTTGGACAAGTGCCACCTGAAAAAGCATAACTATTAATTGTTTTCATAACATCAGCAAAACTAACCGAATTAAATGTTTCTTTGATGTAAACACTGTCTTGTGTACTTGTTGCTACAACCGGTTTATCATCAACCAAATACACTTCAAAATCTAAACATCGGACGCCTTGTTTTATGATCGCTTTCAATACATCAATACTTACAAAATTATTTTTATAAGAACCACCTGAACAAGCATTATATGCTGTTTTTATATAATAATCATATAAACAACCGGAACTGTCTGTAGCATTTGCTGAAATAGGTCTTATATTACCATCAATAGACGGATATAAATTATTCATATAATTATTGTTTTTGGTTTCTAATTTAGTCAAATTAATAATATACCATATCATTACTGCCAATAATATTAAAGTAAATGCCATAATCATATAAGCCCCAAAATTTTTATCTGAAACTTGTAGTTTGCTTAAATAATCTGTTGATGTACTTGACATTAATCTAATATATTATATTATTTTTTTAAAAATATTATATAATTATTCAAATTAGTTAAATAATATTTATACCTATATATTATACATATTATGCCTGGCGGTCTTTTAAATCTTGTTTCAGAAGGACAACAAAATATTATATTAAATGGAAACCCAGAGAAGACATTCTGGAAGACGACTTATAAAAAATATACTAATTTCGGAAAACAAAATTTCCGTTTAGATTATGAAGGTACACCAACACTAAACTTAACAACTGAATCTACATTTGTATTTAAGGTTAAGAGATATGCGGATTTATTAATGGACTGTTATATTTCTATAGCTTTACCCACAATTTGGAGTCCAATTTTGCCTCCTCAAGCTATTCCTCAACAAGACGGCTCAACTGTGTATACCGATTGGGCGCCATATGAATTCAAATGGATAGACAATATTGGGGCTCAGATGATTGACCGTATTACGATTACTTGTGGCAATCAAAAATTACAAGAATATTCGGGTCGCTACATATTAGCATCTGTTCAAAGAGATTTTAGTGGTGAAAAAAAACAACTATTTAATGAGATGATTGGCAATATTCCTGAAATAAATGATCCGGCAAATGCTGGCACACACGTGAATTCATACCCAAATGCGTTTTATGCCAGTTTGCCAGATGGGTCGCCTAATCCGGCTGGTGCTCAACCATCTATTATGGGAAAAAATTTGTATATCCCACTCGGTGCTTGGTTTAACCTTAAAACCCAAAATGCGTTCCCTTTGGTATCTTTGCAGTATAACGAATTACAAATAAGCGTAACATTTAAACCTGTTAATCAGATTTTCAGGATTCGTGATGTAATGGATTACAATAATAATTTTCCATATGTTGCACCCAATTTTAATCAATATTATATGCAGTTTTACCGATTTTTACAGACACCGCCTGATGAAAAACTTGGTCCCACATCTTATGTTGATACAAGAGTTAATTGGAATGCGGATATAAATTTAAATTGTACATATTGTTTTCTCTCTAATGAAGAATCGATGCTCTTTGCTAAAAATGAACAGAAATATTTGATTAAACAAGTTTATGAGAAGCCTTATTATAATGTTACTGGCAGTAATAAGATACCAATAGATTCTATTGGTATGGTAATTAGTTGGATGTTTTATTTCCAGAGAAGCGATGTTAATTTAAGGAATGAATGGTCTAATTACACGAATTGGCCGTATAATTATATGCCGATTGATATTACTCCGGCGCCAGCTGCTGGCAACTATCCGAATCCCGACCCTCTTGGACCAACACCAATTGGACCAGGTACAAATCCTGACGGAACTTTATCAGGATTGGCTATAACTGGTGTTTATAATCAACAAAACCTGAAACAAATTTTGGTGGCGTTAGGTATTTTATTGGACGGACAATACAGAGAAAATTTGTTGCCAGCTGGAGTTTATAATTATGTTGAAAAATACACCAGGACTGAAGGTTATGCTCCCGATGGCTTATATTGTTATAATTTTTGTTTAGATACGTCGCCCTATTCGTTACAGCCATCCGGTGCTATGAATATGAGCAGATTCACGAACATTGAATTTGAGTTTGTGACAATTAATCCGCCTACTGACCCATATGCTCAGGTTTTAACCATTTGCAATCCAGATACAGGCGAAGTAATTGGTGTAAATAAGCCATCTTGGCGCATTTATGAATACAATTATGATTTATATGTGATGGAAGAAAGGGTCAACATGGTTGTCTTTGTTGGCGGCAATGCGGGTCTTTTGTATGCTACTTAAATTTTCAAAATATAATTTCAGAATATAATAAATTATATTTTCTACTTAAAGAAAAAGGTCGAATTCACTACAATATGTAAGGAACTATTTGCGAAAATAGTGAAAAAACATTCACTTTGAGTGAAGACAAATTGCATATTTTTCAAAAATTCAAGATTATTTTGGAAAAGTCGATTTTGGACATTTATAAATGTCCATTTTTGAAAAATGAAAATACTTTTGGGAAAAAAAAATTGTTAAAAATTAGAGAAAAAGCTGAGACCATAAAAAAAAATAGCGTCTCACTGTTGAAAAAAGTTTTTCAAATATGTTACGATAATTTTTTTTAAAAAAATGCAATTGAAAAATTAAAATATAAAAAAAAATATTTATAAATATTAAGGAAATAATGGAAATCGAAAAAACCCAAAAAAACCCGGACAAATATATTTGCGAAATATGTGACTTTAAATCGTCTCATAAAAACGATTATTCAAAACATTTACTCACATCAAAACATAAAAAAATGAGTTTTGGACATGAAATGGAAATAAATGGAAATAAAAAAACCCAAAAAAACCCAGACAAATATTGTTGTGAAAAATGTAATAAGGTTTATACTACTAATTCTGGTTTATGGAAACATAACAAAATTTGTGTTACTATTGATAATGATTCTGAAGAAATAAATACTGAAGACTTAAACAATCAGATAACACCAGAATTAATTATGAGTGTTTTACAGCAAAATAAGGAATTACAAAAAATGTTAATAGAACAAGGTAAAACCATTATGGAGCTATCCAAAAATAGTTCAAATACTAATATTTCAAATAACAATATAAATTCTCATAATAAAACATTCAACTTACAATTCTTTTTAAACGAAACCTGTAAGGATGCAATGAATATAATGGATTTTGTAGATTCAATAAAGTTACAATTATGTGATTTGGAAAATGTTGGAAAATTGGGATTTGTAGAAGGTATCTCGAAAATAATTGTTAGTAACCTAAATTCTCTCGATGAAACTAAAAGACCTGTTCATTGTACAGATTCAAAGAGAGAAATAATGTATGTAAAGGATGAAGATAAATGGGAAAAGGAAAATGAAACTAAACAAAAAATGAGAAAGGTGATTAAACATGTAACGCATAAGAATTCCAAATTATTAAAAGATTTTAAAACGAAGTATCCTGGTTGTGAAAAAAGTGAATCCAAATTCTCAACAGCATATGATAAACTTATTATTGAAGCAATGGGTGGCAAAGGAGATAATGATTTGGAAAAAGAAGACAAAATCATTAAAAATATA